TACTAAAATGGGAGCATTATTAGAATCAGGTCTTGTTGGTAACATCGGTCTTAAGCACTTGAAAGTTATCAAAGAAGACACAATCAACAAATGGGACAAATTAGGATTCTTAGAGGGTCTTAAAGGTCACGTTAAAGAAAACATGGCGCAGTTATACGAAAACCAAGCGTCACATTTAATCAACGAAGCGTCGTCATCAGATAACTCAGGTTCATTCGAAACTGTAGTTTTTCCAATCGTGAGAAGAGTATTCTCTAAATTGTTGGCTAACGACATCGTATCAGTACAAGCTATGAACTTACCTATCGGTAAATTGTTCTACTTTGTACCTAAAATTCAGTCATACCAAAACGAAAGTGCTGCTGGTGGTAACCACTACGCACCTTTTGGAGCACCTAACGCAGGTGGAGCACAAACTCCAGAATCAGGTTACTCAACAGGTAAGAACTTGTATGACCGTTTCTACGAAGGTAACGAACCTTCATTAGACCCTCCTGGATTATTTGATTACTCAAAGGGTAAGTTCAGTGCTGTAACAGTAGCAACTGTAACTCAACTTTGGAACTCAAATACAGGTGAGTTGAATGCTGGTCTTTACACTACAACTAACGGTGGTACTACAGGTGGTGCTGCTACAGGTGGAGCTATCCACAGAAAAGTTATCATTGCATTGTCAGGTTTCTCAAACGCAGGTGCTGGTAAACTTATCGGTCCTGACGGTCAAGAAATGGATAACGAATCATTCTTATCTGATTTAACTATTAACGTTAATTCAAGTGCTAACACTACATTCTCAGGTTTAGGTACTGGTGACCTTATCTTCAGAGTTGTTACTCAGAAATACGGTAAAGGTATTGTACAATACGGAACTCAACAATCAACTACATTCTACAGTGGTTCTTACAAAGGTAACGGTGGTGCATACGATAACATCTGTGATGCTAACGGTGTAATTTACTTAGAAATCGATACACAAGTTCCAGCTTCTATCGGAGCAGCTTCTATCGATGGTTACTCAGGTTACACATTACCTGCAAGTGACGCTCACACTACAGCTGCGTTAAATTCATTCAACGCAACATACAGAGTATATGCTAACTTGGAATTTGAAGACCAAATTGGTGAAGTTTCATTTGACTTAGAGTCAGTAACTGTTTCTGTTACAGAAAGAAAGTTGAGAGCTCAATGGTCACCTGAATTAGCACAAGACGTTTCTGCTTTCCACAACATCGACGCTGAAGCTGAATTAACAGCTTTATTGTCTGAGCAAGTTGCGGCAGAAATTGACCGTGAAATCTTAAGAGATTTGAGAAAAGGTGCGGCTTGGACATTACGTTGGGATTACAACGGATGGAAGAGAGGTACTTCTGCAAATCCATTAACTCAGTACACTCAAAAGGACTGGAACCAAACGTTGATTACAGCTATCAACCAAATCTCAGCTCAGATTCACAAATCTACATTGAGAGGTGGAGCTAACTGGATTGTTGTATCTTCTGAAATTTCAGCTATCTTTGATGACTTGGAGTACTTCCACGTTTCAAATGCATCTCCTGACCAGGACCAGTACAACATGGGTATTGAGAGAGTTGGTACATTAGCTGGTAGATATCAAGTTTACCGTGACCCATACTTCCCACCTAACACAGTATTGTTAGGACACAAAGGTAACTCTTTGTTGGATACAGGTTACGTTTACGCACCATATGTACCTCTTCAGTTGACTCCAACTATGTACAACCCATTCAACTTTACACCTATCAAGGGTATCATGACAAGATACGCTAAGAAAATGGTTAACAACCGTTTCTATGGTAGAATCATCGTTGATGGTGTTAGAACATTCGACTTGAGAGAATTGAGATAATTTAACTCAAACTGAATAAATAGAAAGGGGACCAATCGGTCCCCTTTTTTATTTTGGTATGTTTTATTTTTTTAAACTACAGCTAATTGTTCTTCTTTCATTAATTCATATGCTCTCGCTAAACGAGTCATACCAATTCCACCACCAAAACGAGGGAAAAATCTAAAAGATAAAAACTCTTCTAATTCTTTTTCTACTCTTTCTTTACCAAATAGTTCAAACAACTTGGCGGAATATCCACCATCTTCAATAGTGTAGAACATATGTCTCATTTCTTCTACATCACAAGAACGTTCAGCAGAACCTATGGTTTCTTGTCCATAAAGGATAACGTCTACTTTATTGAAGATTTCACCACTTTTATTTCTCATGTTCCAAAATGGATTAGTTCTTAGAGGAAAATGTTGTAATGAAATAACAGGTCCTTTTTCTTCCCACATTCTTTGTTCGTGTTCATTTTCTAATATTTCAACTCCACCATACTCTTCACATACATCGTCATAAGTTACTTCAACAGGTTCCTCAAACCCTAACCACTCTAAAAGTTCAGATTCAAGTTTTAACATTTCTGTAATTCCACCTTTAGATTCAAATTCAAACATCGGGAAAATTAATTCATGTCTACCCGGTATTGGGTTTTTTTCTTGTCTGTAAGAAGTTGATATACAAAATACACCATCCCATTGTGGATTTTTGAGTAATTCATACTCTAACCACATTTGACCTGTTTGTGGTAATGGCCAAATTTCACCGTTGTAGTTAAAGGTTGCAATTGAGTGTGGGTTCTCACATGCGGCCAAAATTGATAATCTACTTTGTGTTGGAACTTCTTTAAAGTTTTTGTTTAAGAAGAATTGTCTCATCTTCTGAACTAATTCATTGTACGTTTCTGTGTTTTTCATTTTTGTTTTTTTTGTTTTTATTTATGTTTATTTAGTTTTTATTGGGCAAAAAAAAAGAGGACTAATAAGTCCTCCATTTAAAAATTATTCAGCTTTATGTATTTCAGGTTCAGGAAAATCATTTTCACTCAACGGTGGTGGGGTTGTTAAAACCCTAATGGCTTTGGAGATTACTTCCGATTCTTCCATACCATAAACCCCTCTTCTGTGTCCTGAACGTGTTGCGTGGATAACACAATATAATGCTTGTTCTTGTGTCATTTGGTCAACAAATTTATTTAAATCTTCGTTTGAGTAATAGTTGATGATTTCAAACAAAGTACCCATTGGTTGTGGTTGTTGATTTTGCTCTTGAGTTTCTTCCATAATCGGTTTTCTTTGATATTTATAATATATATAACAAAAAGGCGAAAAATCAAGTATGTCTGAATATATTTTAAGTGAAGATTTAGCCGTTTGGTTTGGTAAAAAAAAGAAACCAAAAGGAAGCAAACAACCTAAGGGTCCTTGGGTTGATATTTGTCGCAAAGACAAGGATGGAAAACATCCACCTTGCGGAAGGTCTGATGCAGATAAAGGGGCATACCCTAAGTGTAGGGCTGCCGGTGTTGCGGGTAAAATGTCTGCTGCGGAAAAAAAGTCAGCATGTTCACAAAAAAGAAGAGTTGAGAAAAAAGACACTCAAACAGGAAAAGGTCAAAAACCAAATTGGGTTTCACATAAGAAAAAAACAAAGAAAGAATCTTTGGACCAATTGGTGAATATTATTACAGAAAAATTTAAGGTAAGTGAAAACGAATATCAAAAACTTTTAGATAATGACACTTATCTATTGGTTGCCCCTCTCACACATAACGCCTCTTGTAAGTATGGTGCCAATACAAAATGGTGTACAACAAACAGAGATAGTGATGAGATGTTTGATGAACATATTGTTGGGGGTGTTTTGACTTATTTGATTATTCGTGATAAAGATTTGGCTCAGAGAATGAATAATGAAAAGTTTGGACTCTATCGTGGATGGGGTGAAGGTCCCGGTAGGTTGTTGGTTTACGATGAGTTGAATAATGAGTACACCAACGGTGAACAATGGTTATCAAACGAATTTGAAAAGGCAAATAAAGATTCTGATTATTATGCAATCATGAATGTTTTTAACAAATATTATGAATATATGGACAAACCATCAAAGAGGATAGAAAAATCTTTTAGTATTAAAGAATCTATCAAAAAAGAATTGGAAAAAATTAAAAATAAACCAACAATATCTGAGGATTTACAATACCACATAGATAACAACATACCTGTAACGGAAAATGTTTTTAGAGTTGGTAGTGATAAGTACTTCAATATTATTTCTGAGGCAAGAACCTTATATAATGAAGGATTATATTCTAATGAGGATGATTTAGAAATGTTAGAGAGTGATTTGGGTAAGTTCTTTGTATATAATGGTGAAAGAATGCCACTTGACTTCCCTATGATTAATGAGGCGGAGTATCAAGGAAAAACGGTAGAATTAGGAAAACCTAAAAAGGGGGGTTCTAAAAAATGGTATGTTTATGTTAGAAACCCAAAGACAGGTAAGATTGTTAAAGTATCATACGGTTCACCTGTGATGACTGCTAAGTGGAACGATGCGGGTGCAAGAGCATCATTTGCCGCAAGACATCAATGTGATAAAAAGAAAGACAGAACCAAGGCAGGATATTGGGCATGTAGAGCTCACAAAGATTTTGGTAATAATGTTCCAGGAAGATTTTGGTAATGGTATACTCTCAAGAAAATATAGAAACGAATAAGTTTAGAAGAGTTTTCACAGAAAATGTGGATACTGAAGAGTTGGTTTGGCACCGTGACCGTGAAGACCGTAAGGTTTTTGTGGAATCAAGTAATGGATGGATGTTGCAAATGGACAATGAACTACCCCAGGTCTTGCAAGAAGGACAAACTTACTTCATACCTAAGATGACCTATCATAGAATTTTTAAAGGGTCTGGTGACCTTAAAATCGTAATAGATGAGAGTGTTGGGAAAAGACGTGTACCTAAGGTTGTAAAAGAGAATATAAAAAGAGGTCTTATTTACCTTAGAAGGTCGGGAAAAAGGTCCCCATTAT